TTAACAACCCAGTCGGGGCTTTCCCTAAGCCTTGTTTCTTGTATTCCGCTGATTTGGCCGTTGTCGTACCAAGTAGTTCTTACGATCCCGAAATGTGGGCCCATACAGCTGCCCTGAAATACAAATAAGTTCCGTTCTCGACGCTCCGGTTTATTCCGCCACATCTTCTACGTCCTCATCCTCTTCTGGCAGCGTATCTTCTTCATCTTCTTCTGGCTCCTGCTCCTCTTCTTGTTCAGGTTCCTGCGTGCCTGATAGACCGCCCATTTCAAGCGCCTCAAGCTCTTCTTCAACATCCAAATCATCAAGCACCTCTCCCTTACTGAGTTCTTCAAGCAAGGTTTTCTGGGTGATAGTCCCGGCAGTGTAAAGCTGCAGCAATGCCTGTATTTCTTGCGGCTGCAAACGTTGACCCATAAAGTCCCGATTGACGTAAGCCGTACCTGGCTGGCTTTCGTTCAAATACTCGGCATGAAAACGCAAACAGTTATCTAAAAGATCCTGCATTTGCATCGCGATCAGCATCATGGTGCTGTCGCCCTGACTGCGATCTATCCTCTTCGACTCAGCCGTTTCTGCTGACAGTTTTTGGCCCAGGACACTGGCCAACGCCAGCGTGTTGATCTCTTCCGCAATTCGGTCTAGGTGCTTGAACTGCGCCTCGTAACTGTTGCCAGATGGCTCCACGAATTCAACTCGGGAATCAGTTGGCAGACTCATGGCCTCCGATGGGCCAGCCGTTATTTCTTCCGCACTAGGCGGCATTCCGTAGATAGCCAAGAAAGGCACCGCACTGATTCTCAACTGATTGCTGAGGTCAGAGCTGGCTTGATAGTGCTTAAGGTTTAGCTCTGCGATGTCATTCATTGGTGGCCGCGACTCAAGCACGCCAAAGCGGTTGGAATATGCCACCGCAAACGGAATTTGTTTGACAGTGGTTGTGCCCTCGTCGAACAGCTTGAATTCACCGTCCTGTTCCTTGCGGTGAATTTCGTAAGCCCCAGGTGTCAGGACTCGGACTTGCTCAACTAACTTCTCCCCGTATTTACCATCGGGCTCAGTGATCGTTTCAAATAAACGGAGCTGAGTCAGCTTCTGTTCGCCGTCAATAATTTCACTTCGCCAGCCTAAAATGTCTCTTGGCGTATAGCGAACGTAGTACGGCCTGCCGCTGCCATCAGACGCAGCATCGACCAGAACACCTACATGGCCATAACGCAGGCAAATTCTTGTTGCCTCATAGAGAAACTGCGTGATGTCATTGCCCTGCAAATCTGCGTCAAACAGCTGCTCTGTGATCGTGTCACTTACGTCGGTCAATCTGACCGGTTTGCGGGTCAACATGCCCGCCAACATTTTTTCGATGCGAGCGTAGAAGGGGCTGAGACAGCTGATTTTTAAACGATTGTCATAGCTGAGGTCGTCTTCTCGTGGATACTGCGGAAGAAATTTTCTGTGACCCTTGCGCAGGCCGTAAGTGCCCGATAACAGGACTTCCAGAAGGCCCCAATGATCAGCCATGTTCATGTACGCCTGGTTGGGCGAATCAACAGTGCTGACGTTGCCAACACGCTTAGCGCCACCAATCCCAGATGAATACACGGCTAAGCCCCTACCAATAATTTGATATTAATAGACACGGATTCCAGTGCCACGCCCGGCCCGAATGTGTAGCGGGTTGTATAGAGCCCAAACGGCGTAGCCCAGCGCGTCCGTTAAATGGTCATAGCCACCTTCCTTATCAGGTTGCTGAGGATTGCGCTCTGAATAACCCTGTAGCTCCAGGCACTCGATCATCTTTTCGCACTTGGCAAGGATCTGTAAACGGACCTCGCCCTTACCGTTCACTAGCAGCGCCTGCAGCGCTGCCACTCTGTCCCTGATTAACGGGTTGCTTTTGCCTGCTATGACAGTGAGCCCGGCCATTTGCAGCAGCTCAATGTCTGTTCTCGCGGCATTAGTGCTGCGGTTTGCGCCTGATGAGTCAGGGTAAACATATACAGGAACTTGTAAGTGAGCTGATTTTTCTTTAATGGCTTTTGCCATTGAATCGGTGTCATGGGCTTTCACTTCGTCGATTAGAAGAAATGAATTGCCCAGGCGTACACCACAAATAGCGTTGCAATTAGAAATATTGAAATCGCAACCCCAGTGGCGTGGCTCATTGTCCAAATTGACCGGGGCCGTCTCAATGACGTGCTTCGCTCGGTCGAAACGGTCGTAAACCTGGCCAGTGTTCAGGTTTACGAAGACTCCGTTCAGATAAGACTGAATGAGTTGCTCTGGGTAATTCTGCAGTAAAGAATCAATGAACCCTTCTGGGAGGTAGGGGTTGTCCGTAGTTTTAGCGCGAATTAACGCAGTGTCATCACCTGCGTTTTTCTCAAAGGTGTCGAACGCCCAGCCGAAGCCTTCTGGTGTGGTGGCCGCATAGAACTGCTGGACATTGCCAGAGCGCAGGCGAGCCAATGCCATCCGCATGGCTTGGGTCGCAACTGACTTGTTTGCTGTATCGGCTTCGTCGAACCCAACAGCGCAAAGGTTCTGGCCACGGATGCGATTGGCCGTTTCCATGGTGCGAAGAAGGATGGTATGTGAGCCCTCGCGAAAATGGATGCGGTATTCCGGCAAGGGGCTCACACGAAAGTCAAAAGGGATCTCAAATTTTGTAAGCAGCTCATCCATCTGACGCATGAGAATATCCCTCAACATGGGAGCAATGGGTTCGAACAGGGCAGAAACGTGGCCCACATTCAGGGCCGCCATGTGAAGGCTTTTGCAGATCAAGCCGTAGGTTTTGCCCGCTCCAAATCCACACACAAGGCCAAGTTTGCGGTGCTCGGTGTCCTGGCAAAAAGCAATTTGATGCGGAAGCAACTCCGCTTGAACACGCTGCAGAACTTCTGCGGTGGTCGGTTTGCTGAATCGCTGCAGCTCAAGGATCGGAGCTAGCAGCGGTTCACTACCTACAACATCATCAACCAGACTCATGACATCTCGAAGCGCAAAAGTCGGGCCTGCAACTCGATGGCCTTCAGGGCTGTGCTGTATTGGCTTTTTGTGGTGGCCTTTCGCTGGATGTCTTTCAGGGCGCAGAGCGATTCATGAAGCCATTCAGGCCGCTCTAGCTCAGCGTCTAGGCGCTGGTGATCACGGGCCCGCTTGATGTATTCCTCCAGCTGGCGAGTGCTGAGTCCCCAGGCGTCCGCGCCATATTGCAGGATTTGAGTTCTGCTGTTTCCTTCCAATAAGAGCTTATAAACGGTATTTATCCGCTCATCTACCTGAATATGAGTCGATTTAGCAGCCATACCCAGACGTTAACAGGGCTTGGAAGTTTGGTGAAGTGAATTAATGGCGACAGAGGTTATATGGAACGCCTGATCGCGTGAGAGAAAACCTTTGTATTTGCGATGAACGTCGGCTGCGGCCTTGTAAAGCTGTGAAGTGGAGGGTTTGAAATCCGAATTGGTTAAGTGGTCAATGACGACATGCGAAAGCGGTTTTTGTTCTTGCTCAGCGATGCGTTTGTAGGCGTCTAGCTGGTCTTGTTTCAGGTTGATTGTGACTTTAGCCATTAGGAGAAATGCAAAAAATGCAATTAATTTTTTACTCAGGAATTTTTACTTGATCACCTATCCAGTGCAAATATGGGCCAATATTGACCTCTGGTTCCTGCGCGGTATACCACCTGTAATCGCAGGTATTGCAATGGCGGCGACGCACTACTTCATAAGGGCCTTCAACAGTCCTTTTGGTCGTTACAACTGATATGCGAAGCGAATGGCATTTCGGGCAATGCATGAGCAGAAAGGCGAAGAATTTGATCAATTTCTTTTAGTTGGCCCGAAATAAACTCATAAGTTGATTCAGGTAAGGGCTCAACATCTTCGAGGGTGTTATCAAGAACTGCACGCGATACGGCCAAAAATTGATCAAGAAGCGTTTGCAGGCGAAAGATTACAGGCCGTTGCCTGACTGTGTGGAGTTTCATTCAGTCGATTGAAGGTAGGAGCTGCTCTACGTTTTGAAGCTGCTCTTTCACGTGAGCAATGTATGCAGGCAGCAGTGGCTTGAGGCCAGTGCGGACTTGTTGTCTTAACGAGTTGATGTCACGGGCAGTGGCCTCCCAGTTGGCACGACGTTGACGGTGGATGTCGCGGATGGTGTCCTTGTCAACGTTGACGCCTATGGGCTGTTGACGGCCACTGGTGTCAGTTGCGCGAACACCCGTGGAATCACGAAACCCTGCGCGAGTTGTTTGGGCCTCGTAGTCCTGAGCCTCGTAAGCAGCAACGCAGTGACAGATAACGGCTAAATCTGAGCCACCATGCCGATGGATGTTGCCGTCGATAATTTCGGCGTCGTAATCGGGCAAGTAATGGTTCAGGAGCCCGTCGCCATTGGTGACGATGCCAGTGTCGTAACACGCGAAGCAGGAGACCTTTGGAGCGTAAAAGGTTGCGTCACGGTCGAGAGAGGACCGCTTGTGAGATGAAGTCATTGGCCAGGGGTGGGTTTAGAAGGGATCGCCTTCCTGAACACCAGGATGGGTCAGGTGGCTGGGTTTGGCTGTGGCTGCTGTGGCAGTTTCCATAAAAGATTCATAACGGCCATCACGTAGCCAACGGAAACAATCGGGGTAGCAGGTCAGGAACCGGCCCTTTTGCTCCCCTCTGGCCTGATCCTTCAACGAAGCGGCCAAAGTGCCTTGTAGGCGCTCCTGAACGCCTCTGGTGAGCTTTTTGTATTCAACCCATGCCTTGGGCTTGGATTGACCAGTCGCTCTATTGCCAATTTTTTGGTACTGCTGCCAAAAGGCCTGGAACTCATCGCTGTAGTCATTTCGTGCTGGCTTTCGGCCTTTTGCAGCTTTACTGGCTGTTTGTAGTTCTTTTGTATTTAGTTCTTTTGTATTTAGTTCGGCGGCAGCTCCTGCCGGGGGGTCCGGCACCATTTGCCGGGGGGTGCGGCATTTCCTGCCGGGGGGTACGGCAGATGCTGCCGGGGGGTCTAAGGACGGTGGGGCGACGTTGGCCAGGTGGTTGACGGTGACCCGATAGAGGTTTGTGCAGCTGTCACCTCGATCATTTCGGCGTGATTCGCGTTGAAGGAGTCCCATGGACTCCAACTGCCCAGCGACAGCCCGAGCAGTACGGACAGAAACACACGCACCATCAGCGATGGTTTTAATTGACGGCCAGCAGTCGGCATTTGCTCCGGCGTAGGTCTGAATAACCCAGAGAACCGCAAGTTGATTTGGCTGAAGCGTTCCGCGAATTGCTGTTGGAAGTGACGTAAAGGGGACGCCTTGCGGGATGAAAGACATGAATTAGCGTTGGAGGGCATGAGCACCGGGCGGGGATTCGAGCACCCCGCTTTTTTTATGCGTTACGAGATCGAAATTTCAGGAATCGAAGCCGCACCGCAAGGTTCAAAAATTCGCACTCGTTACGGGATGCGAGAAGCCTCAGAACGTCTTGGGCCTTGGAGAGACGCCGTACGAGTTGAGGCATTAGCTGCCTGCGGGGAGTTGATTGAGGAAGCCTGCAGCGTTGCCGTTGAGTTTCGGTTTTTGCGCCCTAAAGGTGATTTTGGTGCCAAAGGCAACCTGCGTCCATCAGCTCGCACGCACTACACGGCCAAAAAAAACGACATCGACAAGTGTTGCCGGAGTTTGCTTGATGGGCTCACAGGGGCAGCATTTGCCGACGATTGCTACGTGGTGGTGCTTAGTGCTTGCCAGAGATACTGCCTACCTGGGGAACGTCCAGGCGCAACTGTGACAATTCAAACTCTGTCCTAGTACCTACCAAAGACCTACCAATCGGGGCCATAGTAACTTCAGTTCCGGGAGAGACCCGATGTTCATTCTTCAGCTCGACCGCGTAGGCCAGAAGGTTCTTGGCTTCACGCTCCGCACTCCTGATGGCCAGTCCTTGGTCTTCAAAACCATGAATCAAGTTATGGAGGTTGTGGCCCACGTCGATCCTGACCAGCTGGTCTGGCACAGTTTGAATTGCGCCATGAACTTCTGGGACAGCGAGACAGCTCTTCCGTTTTGGGGGCAGTTTTCGACTGGCCGTGAGGTTCGTTTTTGGGACTGGGCAGAAGGCAAGGCCAAAACCCAGACCATCACCAAGCGTCATTGGTGAGGCCTTCAGCCTTAGGGGTTGTGCCAACTTCAAAAGCTGCACAATCCCTACCACTTGGCTACCAGTAAGGCTCATACTTAGCTCAGTTCAGTCAACCACCCCATGAACCTCTCTACCTTCTTCGCTGAAAAAGACTTCACGATCAAGACCTACGAGGTCACCAGCTCTACGACCGGCGACTCGCACATCATCACCACCGACGTTGTGATTGATCGCATTCTCAGCACCAAGGGCCAAGAGCGCCAGCAGATCACCGGCATCCTTCAGCAACTGGATTTCCGCAACGGCGATTTCCACCACTTCTTTAATCACCTAGCCACCGGCCTCGCTGCTCAGTTCTGAGGCCTTTGGGTTTTTCCGGGG